CCATCAATGTGAAATACAGTCATTTGACTAGGATATATTGATTTAAAACCACAATTATCACATACTAGTTTCTTTTTATAACCAGCCTTTTCCCAATTAAATAATCTTTTTTTTGCTTTAATTTTCTTTTTGCCGCAATCATCACAATGACTGCGATAATGCTTAATATTATCCTTTATATAGTTAATAGCACTATAATTCTTATTACAAACAGTACAAATAGGTCTTATTTTAATCATAAACTTATTTAACAAAAAACCTTCGAAGGTTTGCTATTGGGCAGTTTTTCCTATTAATTAATAAATATTATTAAGAAACCAGGGTATGTAACCCTCAAAATATTACAACATAGGAAACAGAAAAATGCCAGCTTTAACATCACCAGGCGTCGAAGTTACAATTATCGACCAGTCACAATATCTACCCGCAGCAGGCGGAAGTGTACCATTCGTAATGGTTGCTACAGCAGCAAATAAGGCTAACCCAGCAGGCGTAGGTATTGCGCAAGCAACAACAACTGCAAATGCAGGTAAATTATTTCAAGTCACTAGTCAGAGAGATTTGGTTACACTATATGGTAATCCATTCTTCTATCAGACTGCTGACGGTACTCCAATTCAAGGGTATGAATTAAATGAGTATGGTCTATTAGCAGCGTACTCAGTATTGGGTGTAACAAACAATGCTTATATATTAAGGGCAGATATTGATCTAGCAAGTCTAGTAGGTAGAACAGGACGCCCAACTGCAAATCCAGCAGATGGCACATACTGGTTAGATACAACTACAACAACTTGGGGTATCTATTGTTGGAGCAACGAAAAACAATCATATTATTATAAGTCACCTGTAGCAATAATCACTGACGAAGAGGATACATCTTCAGGTGCCCCTGCTGCAAGCATTGGCGCAATAGGCGATTTTGCTATAGTTGATTATGAAGCCAAAGAAGGCAATCCAGTAACAGAAAAGGCTACTTATTATTATAAGAATTATTTGAATTCTTGGGTCGAAGTAGGTAGTTTCGATTGGCTAAGTTCTATCCCAATGGTTTCGGGAAGTACTACTAGCCCAACTATTACTATTGGCGATACAGTAACATTTACTAATAGCGGAGTAACATATACTGTTACTGCGACTGGAACTACACTAAGTTCACTTGTTGGTCAAATTAATAATACATTAGCAATACAAGATATTGCTGCAAGTTCAACCAATAATGTACTTAACATATTTGGTCGTAGCCTAATTGACGATGACCCAACTTCCAGTGCAACAAAATGGACATTGGGCGGTACAGCATTATCATCACTAGGTATAACTGCAGGTGATTACTATCAACCACAAATGTTCTTTGGTACGTCAGCGCAGCAGCCATTGTGGCAGGGCAGTCTTCCAGCAGTTGCAGGAACAACACCTGCTCCAACTAATTCAGTATGGATTAAAATCTCAACTGTAACTAATGGATTAAATCCAAAAGTTAGTAGTTTTGATTCAACACTTGCTACTTGGAGATCACGTACTTGTAACGTATTCCAAAGTGACATGCTAGCCACTAATGCAGTAGATACTCTTGGTGGTAAGAATATTCCAGCAGGTAGCGTATATATGCAGGTCGATCCGTATGGAGCATATGATCAATCTCCAGTATATATTTGGAAGCGTAATTCTATAGGGCCAACTGTTGTTACAGGCAGCAACACTAGCCCAGAATTTAGTTCAGGTGGTACATTAAAAGTTCAAGTAAGTGCTCCTGGCGAAACAGCGTTTCAAAATAATCCATTAACTTCTGAACCTTGGGAAGTTACTATTGCTGCTAGCAGTAATGCAGCACAGTTTGCAACAGCATGGAGTGCAGCAAATATTAGTTACACTACGGCAGCTGTAAACAGTGATGGCGCAATCGTAATAACTCACACAGAAGGCGGTGAAATTGTTATCAATGAAAATACTGGTACAAACTATGCGTCAATCGGTGTACTAGACGAGGCAGGTTTAGTATCAGGTACTACAGATGGCTGTAAGTGGGGACCATCAGTAGCAATTTCTGATACTGCATTTGCAACAACTAATATCTCATCATCAGGTACAGGTCTAACTGTTAATTTATCGACTCAATATGGTTATGTAACAGTTGATAGAGATACTTTTGGTAATGCAGGCTCAGGCTATGCTGCTGGCGATACTGTAAAAGTATTAGGCACATTAATTGGCGGCGCTGCTACAACTAATGATGTAAACATAAAGATTACAGCAGTAAGCGGCGGAGCCGTCACAGCAGTTGCGTTAGCAGGATCAACAGCAAGTGTTGCTCCAACTATGTTCACTACTATGTTAAGTAACTGGTATTATGTGGACTACGAACCAAACGAAGGTTTCCCAAATGTTGCCCCGCCAGATAGAACTAATTGGTTCTGGGCTGTTGCTGACCAAGCAGATATTATGGTTAGATGCCAAACAGCAGATGCAACAACTGGTGCATACTGGAAGGCATATCGTAACCAAGCATACGATAAGAATGGTTTTCCAAAAACTACTGGAACAAATACAACTGATCCAAATGGCCCAATTATGGCAGCAAGCGCACCAACAACACAAAGTGATGGTACTACTGCATTAAGTTATGGTGATCTATGGATTGATACTAGCGACTTAGAAAACTTCCCAGTAATCTATCGTTGGCAAGCAAAGAGAAATAGCAATGGTACATATGTAGCACCAGAAACAGGTACTTGGGTATTGTTAGATACAAATGATCAAACAAGTGCAACAGGAGTATTGTTTGCAGATGCGCGTTGGGCACTTAACGGCACAACTAACCCAGCAGATGATCCTATCCCAACTATTAAATCAATGTTGAAAAGCACGGCTACTGTCAACGCCAATTATCTTGATGTTGATGCTCCTAACTCAAATTTATATCCAACTGGTATACTGTTGTTCAACACACGCCGCTCAGGATATAATGTTAAGCAGTATCGCACAAATTACTTGACTTCAACTAATTTCCCAGACAAATCAACATACCCAACAATTTCTTCAACATGGGTTTCAGCGAGTGGATTAGATGATAAAGGTAAGGCGTATATGGGACGCAAGGCACAGCGCAACATGGTTGTAAAGGCTATGCGTTCGACAATGGACACAAATCAATCACTACGCGATGAAGATAACTTCTTCAACTTAATGGCAACACCTAATTATCCTGAACTACAACCAAACATGGTCGTATTAAACAATGATCGTGGGCAGACAGGTTATATCTTGGGTGACACTCCAATGGGTCTAGCAGAAAGTGCAACAGATATTCAAGCATGGGCAACTAATGCTGCTGGTGCTACAGGCACTGGTGAAACAGGTTGTGTAACACGCGATACTTATCTTGGCTTGTTCTATCCAAGCGGTGTCGCTCCAGACTTGAGCGGTAATATAGTTGCTGTCCCAGCAAGTCATATGATGTTGCGTACATTTATTAAAAATGATACAGTTGCATTTCCTTGGTTAGCGGCTGCTGGTACTCGTCGTGGTCTGATTGACAACGCTACAGGTATCGGTTACTTAGATCGTGACACAGGAGAGTTCGTGGTTAGTAAGACACCACTAGGCATACGTAATGTATTGTATACTAACTTCATAAACCCACTAGTATTCTTTACTGGTAATGGCTTATTGAACTATGGTAATAAGACATCATTTAATAGTCAAAGCGCACTTGATCGTACAAACGTAGCACGTTTGGTCGCTTATGTACGTCGTCAATTGACTATCGCAGCAAGACCATTCGTATTCGAACCTAACGATGCGTTGACTCGTCAACAAATCGCTGGAGTAGTAGAATCACTAATGATTGATCTTGTTGCTAAGAGAGGTATCTATGACTACTTGGTAGTCTGCGATGAATCAAACAATACTCCAGCAAGAATAGATCGTAATGAATTGTGGATCGACGTTGCTCTTGAACCAGTCAAGGCAGCAGAATTTATCTACATCCCAGTACGTATATTGAACACTGGTGAATTGTCAGGAGCATAATTGAAATAACAGTGCGCCATGCAAGTGGCGCACACTGACTAAATATAGTATATACGGAGAATTAAAATGGCAACAGCCTCACAATCATTGTTTAACATGACAGTAGCATCTGATAATGCCGGAGGCAATCAGGGCCTGTTGATGCCTAAACTACAATTTCGCTTTAGAGTAAACTTCATTAACTTTGGTGTTGACACGTCCAGCGGTCTACAATTAACAAAGCAAGTAATGAACGTATCACGACCACAAGTTCAGTTTCCTGAAATCACTATCCCAATTTATAACTCAACTTTATATCTTGCAGGTAGATACGCATGGCAGCCAATAAATGTTTCATTGCGTGATGATGCATCAGGTAGTGTATCAAAAGCAGTAGGACAACAATTACAGAAACAATTAGATTTCGTAGAAATGTCAAGTGCTGCAACTGGTCAAGATTATAAGTTCCAAACTAATATTGAAGTATTAGATGGTGGAAATGGAGCAAACAAACCAAACGTTCTTGAAACTTGGGAAATTTATGGTTGCTTTATTCAAACAGCAAACTATAACAACTTAGACTATAACACTAATGAACCTGCACAAATTGCATTAACATTACGTTATGATAATGCTATACAATCACCACTAACTAGTGGAGTTGGTCAGGCTATCGGAAGAAGTTTAGCAGGAGCATCAGTTACTGGTATTGGCGGCGGCAGTTAATTTTAATTTTTAGTATATAAGGATAACCCCATTTTTTCTATTGATAAATAGTTTAAATGGGGTTTACCTTATATGGGTGTTTTTCAAAATTTACTTAAAGACGTAGGCAGCGGATTTTTCGGCAATGATTATCTGCGAGATTATCGCCACGCAAGTAAAACGTTCGGGCCTTATGCATATCAAAACGCCCCTAAAAATAAATTTCTATTTCATTGTTATTTTAATGTAAACTCAATAGTTTATGACTTAGATGCAAACCTTGGTACACAACAAAATTTTGGTCTATTAGTGCGTGATGTAAAATTGCCTAGTTATCAATTTGCTACTCATCAAATGAATCAATACAATCGTAAACGTATTGTACAAACAAAAATAAAATATAATCCAGTACAGTTTACTTTTTTCGACGATAACGGCAACAGTATGAATAAATTGTGGGCTGCATATTATACATATTATTATTATGATGGTGCTGTACCTAAAGTTTCATTTAGTGGTACACGCGGCGGTTTCGGTCAAGACCTAAGTAAAAACACACAAACAGGAGAAGTAAGAGGGTTGGCAGGTGCAGGTAGTAAAACAGCAGCGCCTGTGCAAGATCCTGATTTTAAAAATAGAAACATTTATGAAAATGATTTGTCAGGAAAACTTTTCTATGGATATAATCCAATAAATGATAGCGCGCCTAAAAAACCTAATTTCTTTAGTGAAATAACTATATATGGATTTTATCAAAAAAACTTTATAGCCTACACTTTAATAAACCCAACCATAACAGAATTTGCACATGACACCTATGCCTATGATGAAGCTGCAGGTGTTATGAAAAATATTATGACACTTGATTATGAAACAGTAGTATATAATGAGGGTGCAATAGACGGAGATAAGCCTAGTAATCTTGTTCCTGGCTTTGGCGATGTAGCAAATTATGATAGAACAAAAAGTCCTATTGCTATGCCTGGGTCAACTGGAAAGATACTTGGTAAGGACGGATTAATTGATAGCGTCGGCGGGGCATTAAAGGGCGCAGGCGACAATCCACTAGGTGCAATTAGAGCAGCAGGTGCAGCGTATAAAACATTAAAGAACACTGATATAAAACAAACGCTAAAAACAGAATTAAAGAACTCACTATTAAACAATTTACGTGCAAAACCAAACGAAACTAGAAATTTATCTTTTACATTCGATAACAAAGCTAGCCAAGCAACTGATGCACTGGCTGCAGGAGCTCCGACTACAGGAACAGTCTATGGTGGTGAAGAAAACA